TTTTTGACAGTGAGCGGCGAACCGAACACCACGGGATGCCGCAGTTCTTTGGCCCCCGCTGAAGCGCTGAACATGCTGGCCTTGTGTCCGCTTGCAAGGTACTTTTCGCGGTTTTGCACAACAAGTTCTGCGGATGGCGCAAGGCACAGCACCCGCTTGCCTGTGCGCGCGTTGATGTTCTCGGCAAGAGCCGCAATGATGTGACTTTTGCCAGCCCCCGTTGCGGCTTCGATCAGGCAAGGTTCAATGCTGGTCTTCACATGCCCCCATGCCGCATCATGCGCTTCCTGTTGATATGGTCTCAGGGTCATTTCAGCCCCCAGAACTGTGAAGGCTTGCCGCGATACGGCTCAAGATCAGCGTTGGGCAGAAGTTCCTTGATCGCCTTGGCGTATGCGATCGCCCCAGCCCGCTTCACCAGCGTTAAGTTCCGCCCCGCAATGACGGCGTTTTTCTCGCCACTCATTTCAACCATGCGCGCAAGAATGTCTTTTTGCTTGTCCTTGGCGTTGTCGATGGCGTCCCGCAGGTCGTCGTATTCGGCAACAAGACGCGCGGCTTCTGGCGTGTCGAACTGAGCGCGCAACGGCCCTTCAAAGTCGGCCTTGTCGCTTGCTTGGGCTTTTTCCCAAATCTCTTTGAGAATTGGAGCGCTCTCAGCGACCCAAGCGCCGTCAAATTCCACGCGCTCTAAACGGCTGCCGCGCGGAGACCATTGGTAAAAATCGCACCATGTCCGACCCGTGCAAAGCATTTGAAATTGCATCTGCGCGAAGTAATGCGGCTGGTCTGCCGCGCTGGCAAACTCTGGGCTTTCGTCCTTGCGCTTGCCAAATGGGCACTTGATTTCAAGCAATCCGTCTTCACCGATTAAGCCGTCCGGCGACGCCCCCGCCCAAACGTCAAGCGGCACAAAGCCAACATGCTCAACAGTATTGCCCGTCTCCATTTCATACGCAGCACAGGCAAGTGGTTCGTTTGCCGTGCCGTATTCGGTGGCAATGTTCCCCTCAAACTCGCTTGACAGGCCATGAACGGACCGGCCCAAGGCGCGGAACGCCTCTTGCGGCTTCATGTACGGGGCAAGCCCCAGAAGCCCGCCAACAAGGCTTGCTGTCACGCGACCGCGCCGCGCCTCAAACCATTCTTCTGATCGTTGTTCCATTTTCAATCATCCTTGTGTGTGTCTGAATGGCATTGCGCGCAAAGCCATATAACTGTGAGCGGAAATGCGTAATCTTCATGGTGTGCATGTATTTTGCGGCTTATTTCGTATTTTCCGCACTTACTGCAATTTGACGGCTTGCTTATCCGGCCATCTCGGACGGCGTTCCCTAGTATCACGTGCGCGGCTCTTGCTTCCGGCTTCTTGTTGATCCACTTAGCTCGTGACCGGAACAGGCTTTCTTTCCCAGCGTCAGTTTTCTGATATCGCTTGTGACGTGCCTTAACTTTTGGATCATCCTGATATCTCTTGGCATCATACTCTCGATAATAGTCTGCTTTCGCCGCTCGGTTTTCCCTTACCTTTTCTTTGTGGCATTCTTTACAAAGCGTGTTTACGCCCCTGTAAAATTCAGCAGCGTCGCTTGTCACGCCGCAGACCTTGCATGTATATGTCATGAGGCCATTATAGCCTCATAACGGGATATCACAACATATACCTTTAGAAGGGTATGTCGTCCCCATCCAGATCAAACCCGCCACCGGCGAGCCCTGATGCTTGGGGCTTTGCCTTGGGTTTTGGCTTCTCTTCCCCCACATGCAGGTCTGAAGTCTTGGGCTTGATCGCGCTCACCCAATTTCCACGAATGAATTCGCCATGGCGTTCGCGGTCCGGCATTTCCCACACCATGCACTTGATGACCATTTGCGCGCCCTGCAACGCAAGAGCCAAGCTGTCATCTGTCGGCGCTTCGCTTGAAGCCATCAACTGCCCCTTGGCGTTTGCGTCAATGGTCGCCAGCATTTGCCGCGCTTTGTCCCGCTTGGTCTTGGCCTTTTCTTCGCTCTTGGCGCTGGGGTCAAAATCCTGCACCCAAAGCTTTTGGAACACTTCGCGGTTTTTGAACTGTTCGGGCGTAATGATGCGCCAGTTGATCTCAACAAAGCGCACAGCTTTGTCGCGGGGGTGGTTCCACTTCACGCCCTTAATCTCTGACAGCACGTCGCTGTTGTCGGGTATGGGGTCAAAATTACCTGCTGGAACCTCGAATTCCTTGCTCTCGCTCTTTGCTGTTTCGCCGTCTGACAAATCCCAAAATGACATCTGCTTATCCTTTCATAAATTCTGCAAGAGGGTTTACACCCAGTTCAACTGCCACAGGCGCTTTGATGCCGTATGGATTTTTTGACACGTTCGAGGCGGTGACGTGCATCACCAATTCGCGGCCTTCGCCGCTGATCGCCTTTTTGCGCTCTCCTTCGTCGCCTTTCACGACCATGACTTGGCGCAGGAAGCCAACCGCGTCCACGTCGTCCAGATACGGCGGCAGGCTCTTGTCGTGGGTCATCCGCAGGCTGTACCGGCTGAAATCTTCTTGATCGGGAAGGCGCATTGTGCCGACCTCAGTATGAGCCAAGAAAATGACATTCATTCCGCGCTTGATCCGCATCAACTCTGCGGCGTTGCGAACTTGCTGGTGACGCGCCGCAAGGGCTGAAAAACCAGCGCCGTATCCTCCGAGGGCTTGGTTCAGGCTTTTGGCTTTGCCGTCCGTTTTCAAGATCGACTGCACAAACATGCGATCGGCAGCCGACACAGTATCAATGACGGCTGTCTTGAAATCATGCTCATCGTGAACCAGCGCCTTCAGTTGTTCCCAAAGCTGGTCTTCTGACCGGATTGGCGGCAATGCGCTGGGCCGGAAGGCTGCCGGAATTCGTGACACGCCATCTTCACAGCGCACAAAAATCGGCTTTTCAAATGTGGCTGCAAGGCTGGATTTACCCAAACCTGCGTCGCCGCAAATGGTAATGATCTGCGGCCCCATTTCAGGCACAGATGCTTGCTCAAGAATACTCAAGGCATTCTCCTTTGTTGTTTGACCGTTGGTCATGCGTGGCGGCGACACGCTTCAAACACCGCACTTGCACAATCGCGCATTCTACTTTAGTTGTCAACATAGGTTGAATGCAATGGAGCAAGAAAGATGAAAAAAGTTGACGCGATAGAAGCTTTCGGCAGCGTCAAGGCGCTCGCTGATGCTTTGGATATTTGGCCGCAGGCGGTCCACAAATGGCCTGAAGACGCGCCGCCCTTGCGGGCGTACCAGATCAACGAAATTCTTGACGACAGGGATGAAAAGAAATGACCGAACAAACACCACAGGAACACGCAGCCGACCTGCTATGGCGCGGCCTTAATCAATGCCTAGCGCACAACCGCGAAACAACGCTTGCCACGGTCACGCATTGGCTTGAGTTTCACGGCGCGGGCTCGCCCGACGTTCCGCTAATACAAGAGCGCGTTCGGGATGACGCTCAGAATTGGGCTGCATACGCCACGCAGCCGGAACTTGAAAGTTACATGGTCGCGGCGTTGCTTGAACTTGAAAAAAGCGGCTTGACGAACAAAGCTGCAAAACGCCTTGGCGCTGCGGCGTTCAACGGCATGGACCTGCTTTCGCGGGATGCGTTTGCAAAATGGGTAGGGAAACAGAATGGATGATGCGACAGACTTTTCGGACTTTGAATTTCACATTCCGAAGCACAACGATTTCGACATAGAAAAACCGGAAATCGAAAGTGTAAAGGGCCGGTCTTTACCGTGCAAGGTGGATGACTTGGACATGACGCGACCGCCTGCCTTCGTTGGCCGTGTTGCTGATTGGATAGACAGTCAATGCAGATACCCGCGAAGGCGTCTTGCTGTGGCATCTGCGATCTGCGCGGTCGGCAACATCGGCGGCCTGAAATACGAAGATCCTCGCGACGGGATGACCTCAAACATGATTGCGTTTTGTGTTGCGGCATCATCGACCGGCAAGGAGGCGGTGATGCAGGCATTCGCTGATTTGCACATAGCCGCCCGCATTCAAGGTGCGGTTCATGGGGCGATGAAATCGGAGCAAGAGATCATGCGCAACGTGATCGACCAGCAGGCCAGCTATTACAACATCGACGAAATCGGCATCTTTCTGACGAAGGTGCGCAACGCTCAGAAGGGCAACGGCGGCGCGGCTTACCTTGAGGGCATCTTTGGCGCGATCATGGCGACGTATTCGAAGGCGAACAGCAGGGTGTTGCTTGGGGGCGATATTAAGCGCGATTTGAAAAAGTTGTATCTGGCACAGCTTGCGCGCGCCAAAGACAACGACGACGCTGAAGGCGAGGAGCGGGCGCTGAAGATGCTGCAAATGACAGATCAGGGGCTAGAGCGGCCTTTCCTGTCGCTCATGGGCTACACGACGCCAAGCACCTTTGAGAGCGTCATGGATGGCGAGACAGCCACGCAGGGCCTTGTTGGCCGCGCGATCATCGTCAATGAGCCCAACATCAATCCCCGCCCGCGCAAGGGCTTCAAGCGGCCTGATTTGCCGCTGACGATCCAAATGAAGCTTTGGGCGATGACGGGCAGGGATCAGGAG